GATGCTTCTGCTGTTAGCACCTTCGGTGGAACTCTAATTGATGACGCAGACGCTGCTGCTGCCAGAACTACTCTTGGACTTGGAACTGCTGCTGTTGCTGCTACAGGTGACTTCGCTACTGCTGCACAAGGTACACTTGCTACCAATGCAGCACCGAAAGCATCTCCTGCACTAACTGGAACTCCAACAGCACCAACTGCTGCTCAAGCAACTAACACAACACAGATTGCTACCACAGCATTTGTCCAGTCTAACTTGACTGCTGCATTACTTCGCACTGCTCTTGGTATTGTATCAGCAGCTAACGATGCTGGCTCTGGTCTTGCATCTGGAGAGATGTACTTTAACACCACATCCAACACCTACGTTCTTGTAGCATAATGGCAATCCCTACCTCAAAATCTGAATTAAAAGAATACGCTTTACGCAAGTTAGGCAAACCTGTATTGGAGATTAATGTCTCTGATGATCAGTGTGATGATGCCATTGACTATGCGATTCAGAAGTTCCAACAATATCACTATGATGGTGCTGAAAGAGTATATCTAAAGCATAAGTTTACTGCTGCTGAAATTGCTGCAGGTAAAGCAAACACTGCTAGTACTGGTGTAGACGGTAGTACTGAATGGTCTGAACAAGCAAACTATCTTTCAGTACCAGATCATATCATTTCAGTAGAAGGTCTCTTTGGATTTACTGATAAGGGTACTAGGAATATGTTTGATATTCGTTATCAGTTAAGACTTAACGACTTGTATGATTTCACATCTACACAGTTTTATCATTACTATATGATTCAGTCTCACTTATCAAGTATCGATTGGATCCTTGAGGGACTAAAACCAATAAGATTTTCCACAGTACAGAATCGTCTTTACATAGATTTTGACTGGACAGAAGATTCATTAGAAGACCAATACATCGTTATTAAATGTTGGAGAGCATTAGACCCAACCACATGGACTGAGATATACAATCAGATGTGGGTCAAAGATTATGTCGCTGCTAAAATTAAAAAGCAGTGGGGTAGTAATATGACTAAGTTCCAGAATGTTCAGATGCCAGGTGGTGTCACTCTCAACGGAGAGATGATCTACAATGATGCTGTTGAGGAATTAAAGATCCTTGATGAGCAACTTCGCACCACATGGGAAACTCCACCATTAGATATGATAGGATGATATGGCAACTAACACTTATTTCACACAAGGTACTGCAGGTGAACAAGGTCTAACACAAGACTTAGTTGACGAGCAGATCAAGATGTTTGGAAAGGATGTGTACTACATCCCTAGAACATTAGTAAAAGAAGATGGAGTATTTGGTGAAGACACGTTATCAAAATTCGAAGGGGCGTTCCTCGTCGAAATGTATATTGAGGACTCTGGTGGTTTTAGGGGTGACGGTGATATCTTTTCTAAATTTGGAGTCAGAATTCAGGACCAAGTTACCCTCGTTGTTTCCAAGAGGAGATTCACTGCAGCAGTAGATGATAACGCAACTCTAATTGTAGAAGGTAGACCTAATGAAGGAGATCTAATTCATATACCTTTTGCTAACAAGACTTTTGAGATACAATTTGTAGAACACGAAGTTCCTTTCTATACATTAGGTGAGCAATATGTATGGGGATTACGCTGTGAGTTGTTCGAATACAGCGACGAGGATATCGATACTGGTGTTGCTGCTGTAGATGCAATAGAAACAAACTTTGCAAATGCTATAGCAGTCAACTTAGTCGCAGGTGGTACTGGTACGTTCACTGTAGGTGAAACTATTACTGGTGGTACATCTAATGTATCTGCTGAGGTTAAGTCCTTTGATGCAGGAAATAACCAGATACAGGTATACAATCGTACAGGCATCTTTACGGTGCCTGAGACGCTCACAGGGCAGACTTCAGGGGCAGCCTGGACAACTGCTACATATAATACACTAAATAATGTTAATAGTGAGTTTGACTCAAATGCAACATTTGAGACTCAAGCAGACGCTATTATTGATTTCACTCAAGGTAACCCCTTTGGTGAATTTGGAGATAAAGGAAGTAGTATCTAATGTTAGGAACTTATTCATACCACGAGATTATAAAGAAGACAGTTGTCGGATTCGGTACACTGTTTAACAACATAGAGCTCAGACGTACGTCGGGTTCTAAAACTGAGGTGATGAAAGTACCCCTTGCCTATGGTCCTAAGCAAAAGTTTCTTGCTAGGTTACGTCAGGTAGGAGATCTTTCTACTAGAGATCAGACACAGATTACTCTACCTCGTATCTCTTTTGAGATAACTGGTATCAACTATGATGCAACTCGTAAGGTTGCACCTACACAGTATATCAGACATACCAGTGGATCAACCACTAATAAAGGGTTCATGCCAATACCTTACAATGTAAATTTTGAGTTGGCAATTCTCGCTAAGAATCAGGATGATTCACTTCAGATTCTTGAGCAGATTCTACCTTTCTTCCAACCAAGTTTTAATATTACTATGAACTTGGTACCTTCTTTAGGAGAGAAGAGAGACTACCCTATCACTCTAACTGATGTACAATATGATGATCAGTATGAAGGTGATTATGATACTCGCAGAACTTTAATTTACACCTTACAGTTTATCGCTAAGACATATCTGTATGGTCCTGTACAAGACAAGTCTGGAGAGATCATCAAGAAGGCAATCGTGGACTACTCTACGGATTCAGTTGTTACTGCTCCAAGAGAAGTCAGATATACTGCTACACCTAGATCACTTGTTGATCGTACTGGTGCTGCAGTCACTACACTTACTAATAGTATTGATCTAAATGACGGTATCTTTGAGGTTGCTTCAGTTGCAGATCTTGCAGTTGGAGATGAGTTCCAAGTAGATACTGAAGTTATGCATATAACTAGAATAGTAGGTACTACATTACACGTTAGTCGTGGATGGAATAATAGTACTATCGCAACACATACAGGTGGTGCAGGTATTCTGAAGATAGATGCAGCAGACAATGCTTTATTAGAAGCAGATGATGACTTCGGATTTAATGAATTAAAATCGGAATGGTTAGATGGAAAGTCAAGAAACCCAACAACAGGAGCAGACGAATAGTATGTTTGATGGCATCGAGGAAGCACTTGATGTCGATACTTCTATCGTCAAGAATGAGAATGGTTGCGTTAAACGTAGCGATGAAGCTAAGCCTATTAAAGATCAACTTAAACAAGACTATGAATACTCTCGTGGTCAGTTATATAACTTGATTGAGAAAGGTCAGGAAGCGGTTAATGGAATTCTTGATGTAGCACAACAATCCGATCAACCAAGAGCATATGAAGTTGCAGGTCAATTGATTAAGCACGTTGGTGATGTTGCAGATAAACTTGCTGATCTGCATAAGAAAGTAAATGATATAGAAAATCCTAAGCAATCTCGGAACACAGAGGTTACTAACAATACTATGTTTGTAGGTAGTACCGCAGAACTTGCTAAGTTTCTAAAGTCTAAGCGAGATAAATAACACTGTAGATAGGTAATACCTAGAGAGGCAACAATGTCAGTTTTAAATGTATTAGATACCCAAACAATCTCTGCCAATGGTAGTGGATATATTGTGGTTAAAACAGGAGTACTTCGATGCTACTGTGCAGCAGCATCAACTATTAAAGTAGATGCAGGTCCTGCAATCACGCTCGCTGCAGGTGAAGCAATATTAATTTATTGTGGTAAACCAAAGCACGCAAAGATCGCTTCTGCAACTGGTGCAGACCCAGCTGTTCTGACTATCTCTGGTTTCTCAGGTGGTGGTAGACATACATTTAGTGCTGATGATTATATCGAAACTGTTGACGGTGGTGACACTGATGGTTTCGTTGCTGCTTTTGAGTCTGCTGCTAGTTCAGGTAAAAAGGTTGCATCCGCAACAGGAAGTACTATCACTACAGATATAGATGCATCTTCAGCATCTGACTATACACTGTCTGCTGCTGATGCTACTGCAGGAAACATTCCTCAAGTATCAAGAGCAGTTAAACTCACCGCAGGAGCAGGTTCTGGTGGTGTAGTTGTCGAACAGATACAAATAGTCGGAGGCTAGATGGAATGCCCGCAGTCTCCAAAAAGCAACAAAGATTCTTCGGGATGGTTCGACAAGCTCAGAAAACGGGTGAAGCAGCCTCACCTGAGGTTGCCAAAGTTGCTGCCACCATTAAGAGGAAGGATGCCAAAGACATCGCCTCAACTAAGCATAAAGGTTTACCAATGAAGAAAGAAGAACTTACAACTGAAGCTAAGGTAGATAAAGGTCGTAGCGATTACGGTAAAGCATCTATCAGAAACTACAGAAGAAAAGGACCAGGTCACAGTGAACCTGGTATGTTTGATCCTGAGGGTAAAAGAGGTAAGACTATCGAACTTCGTAGGTCAGAGCATAAGGCACGTCGTGGTGTGAAAGGTGCTAAGGTTCCGAAGTATAAGGTGAATGAAGAAGGATACGATCATTGGAGAGATAAGCAATTAGAGAAAGGTACTTGGAAAGAACCTGAGAGAAAGAATCCTCCTAGGAAACCAATGACTGATGCTGAGAAGAAGATTAGCAGAGCAAATAGTCAGAAGGCACTAGACGTAGTAAAGAAAGGTATCATTGCTAAGTATGGTAAAGGTGCTATCTGGGAACCCAAGAAAACTAAGAAAGAAGAAGTTGAGTTACAAGAGTTAAGTAGATCAACTCTATCAAGTTACATCCAAAAAGGTGCTAGAGATATTGCAGGTAAAGCAAATGATGCTAGTATCAAAGGTATGTCAGGAAAGAGAAAGGAAGCAGATAAAGGATACGAGAAG